GCAACAGAAACAGGCTTGACTTTTAGTAATGAATATAGTATAATAGATATATGTCAGAAACAATATTAACACCTAATAAATTTGCTTTAATTGTAGAAAATATGGTTAAAGATAAAAAAATCAGTTACATAGAAGCAATATTAGAGTATTGTAATGATAATGAGATTGATCCTGCTAATACTAGATCAATGATCAACAAAACTTTAAAAGAAAAGATTGCTTATGAAGCACAAAACTTAAATATGTTAAAGGAGAAGGTGGCAAAACTACCATTTTAGATTATGAATAAGATACAAACAATAGTACCCCATGTTAATTTTAGAGTAAGAGAATTAGGAGATTGGGTTGATACAAATACAGACACTTACTTTAAAGGTAAAAAAGTAGTAGTGTTTTCTTTACCAGGTGCATTTACACCTACTTGCTCAAATCAACAATTACCAGGTTATGAAAAACAAGCAGATGTTTTCAAAGCACACGGCATAGATAACATTTATTGTATATCAGTAAATGATTCTTTTGTTATGAATGCTTGGGCTGCAGATCAAAAATTAGAAAATGTAAAAGTAATACCTGATGGCAATGGTCAATTCACACAAGAAATGGGAATGCTTTGTCAAAAAAGAGATAAATGTTTTGGTGAAAGATCATGGAGATATGCTATGATTGTAAACGATGGTGAGATTGAACAAATGTTTATTGAACCAGGTAAGACAGATGATACACCAGAAGATCCTTATGGCGAGTCTTCACCAGAGAATGTGTTGAAATACTTACAAGGTCTTAAAGGATAAGAGTGAATGGATTTGAAGTTTATAAAATCTATCTGGCAATCAAACTACATTTCACAAGTAAGAACCAGAGTTATGACTACCATAAACACAATGGCAGAACAACAGCAAGGATGGAAACATTCACTAAAAGAAGGGATAGGTATTTTTTTCATAAGCTTAGTAGAACTTATAGCGATAATGATGTCACTAACTATTTTGTCAGTAATTTTGTTTCTAACACTAATCTTTGGATTGGGGATATCATTGGTAGAGCAGGTGATGATAACTATAAAACGTGGGCAAAAAAAGTAGAGGCATTACATTATTACTATGAACAAGATATAGATTATATATTAGGTAAGATAACAAAGAAATTAAGTTTTGATGATTTGTTTACTTCTAAAGATAAACAACACCCACCGATACTTAAATACTTCTTATCTAAAAAGATAAACTTTGAAACGCTTATAATATTAGATGACATATTAAAGTTTTCAAAAAGACTAAACAAGGACATAAGTGAAAAAGTATTATGGCCTAAATTATATGATAGAATGATAAGATATAAACCTTTCATGTCGTATAATATAACAAAATATAAAATGACACTAAAGAATAAAATAAAGGATATGTAATGGCAAAAATGAGAATGTTTAAGTTTTGGAATGAAGCAGGTGATGAGAAAGAGAAAGAAGAAATGAGTTTGAAGAAAGCAGTAAGAGCCGTTCAAGGTGATTTCAAAGATAAATTTATTGGTGTCGAGTATATCAGTAAGAAAGGTAAACAGATTAGTCAATCTGTACAAATACCTATGGGTAGAAAGATAAGACAGGCAATAATTACAGAAGCAAAACGATTGGCAGCAAAAGCCAAAAGATTATAAGGAGAAATATGACAGATGACAATTCAGTAGATAAATCTTTTGAGAATGAAGTACCAGCACCTAGTCCTATGGTGCAGATATCATTGAAAGAATATGATAAGTTAAAAGAACAACAACACTATATTACAGATAAGTCTTTAATTGATATCATAGATAACATGGAAAGACTATTAAGAGCATTAAGAAAACATATCGTAAGGACAGATATATAATGGACGATAGAGGACCAAACGATTTAGAAAAGATTATTGATGAACAAAATAAAACTATTACTCATTTAAAACATGATAATAAGACACTTGCCAAAGAGGTATCTGATCTAATAGAAGAAAAGAAACGGCTGCTTGACAACCAGTCTAATAAGTGATATAATAGAACTATGAAAAACATAATGATAGCACTTTTAGTATTATGCTTTACCGCTACTGTGGGAAATACTAATGAAACTAAAACTTATACACCTAAAGAAACGCTGAAAGCGTTTTCAGAAGTACCAGGTAAAATTGTCAAACATATTTCTAATGAGAAACAAGAAATAATTGAATATCAAAAGAAAAGTTGGGCAGACTCAAAGATTCAATTTGCTAAAACAAAGGCAACTATTAAATCTTGGTTTGTTAAGAATTAGTTTTATAAATAATAAAGTGCGAATACACAGCACATATACAAATACAATTATACGATAACATACAAAGGAAAATATATATGAATACAAGTATAGCGGCCTTAAAAAGGTCAAAGTCAAACCTAGATACCCTAGTCAGCGAACTAAACAAAGTTGCTGAACCTCAAAAACAAAAGAACTCATATGCTGATGACAGATTCTGGAAACCAGAATTAGATAAGTCAGGTAATGGCTATGCAGTTTTTAGATTTCTACCAGCAGTTAAAGGTGAAGATTTACCTTGGGCGAGATTATGGTCTCATGCCTTTCAAGGACCTGGTGGATGGTACATTGAAAACAGTTTAACAACACTTAATAAAAAAGATCCAGTTAGTGAATCAAATAGTTTACTATGGAATTCTGGCGTTGAAGCAGACAAAGAGATTGCAAGAAAGAGAAAAAGAAAACTATCTTATGTTGCAAACATTCTAGTTGTCAATGACGCTAAGCATCCTGAAAACGAAGGTCAAATTAAGTTGTTTAAATTCGGTAAGAAAATCTTTGATAAGATTACTGAAGCAATGAAGCCTGAATTTGAAGATGAGAAACCTATTAACCCATTTGATTTTTGGGAAGGTGCTAACTTCAAATTAAAAATCAGAAAAGTTGATGGTTACTGGAACTATGATAAGTCAGAATTTGATAGTCCTACACCAATCAAAGAGAATGATGAGGCAATCGAACAAGTTTGGGATAAACAATATGCCCTTAAACCATTTCTTGCACCTGAAAACTTTAAATCATATGATGAGCTAAAAGCGAAACTAGATAAAGTTTTAAGTGGTACAAGAAGTACTGGAACTGCTGAAGATGTAACGATCCCACCTGTTACAAATGTAGCACCAGTCAAAACAGAAACAGTTGATAATACATCTTCAACACCAATTACAGATGAGGATAGTGATGAAACATTATCTTACTTTAGTAAATTGGCAGAGGAAGAGTAAAATCTCTCCACCTGTTTCTTTATGGGGTAGGGTGCAATACCCTACCTCATTATATTATAAATAAACTTATCATATTATGAAAGAAGTTGAGATATCAAATCATATAAAGGAGACAATATATGGAAGCTATAGATAAAATAAAGGCATGGTCTAGTGCATTAGCAGACGTGGGTGTTTCACTTATCGCTCTAGGTATTGTATTAGAAGTGCTTTTCACAGGACAGAATGTGCCATTTTGGCCAGACATTTCTGTGATTGGTAATGTACAAAACATTATAGCAGGATTTTCAAGTCAAGGACTTGTTGGTTTAGTTGCTGTGTGGGTACTTTACTCAATATATACTAAAAAATAATATAACTTCAAGGGGTCTGCTTTAGACCCCTTTCTTCTTATAACTAAATATTAATATTATGTTTTTCGAAATACTTACACAATTTGGTCTACCAGTAGCAGCAGCCACAACAATGGGTGTATTCATCTATATTATTTTAAAATACATTTTAGGTGGTGTTGTAAATTCTGTAAAAAGTCTTCATGGTATCATCATGGGTTTAGACAATAGAGTACAAACCATGAATAATGACATGATCAAATTAGACCTACTTATATCTCACGCATTACATCTAAAACCAGACGAAGAAAGAATATCACGAGCAGATGGTAAAGATGACGCAAGGAAAGATTAATGACAGTATTAGAAATTTTAAATCAGTATGGATTTGCTACATTGGCAGCAATTGCTATGGGTTGGTTCATCTTTTTTATATACACCTACATCACACAAGAGGTAATAAAGAAGCTATCTGAAGCTTCAGGTGCTTTAATTCAACTTATCGATAAAATTAGAAGACTAGATAATGATATTATCCGATTAAAGTCTAAATTGAACACTATTCTTACCATTCGAGAGAACGAAAAGAACAAACATCAAGACAAATAGTTATAAATAGTAGTATGAAAACATCATCAAAAATGGTGATATTAGTAGTGGCATTTACATTAAACCTTGATTTTAGTTTACTAGCATCCGAAATAACACACGAGTTTAAGAATCCTGCCTTTTCAGGTAATGGATATTCTAGTCACGTCTTGTCTATAAATCAACTTG